CCTTGCGGAACCGCACCGGGCGGCAATGGCGGCAGCGGTCCCTCTGGCACGACGCCTTCACGGAACGGCGCTTCGCGCGCCTCGATGTCGGCTGCCTGTGTCGCGATCTCTTCCTGTCGAGTCGCCAGCGGACTCTTGGCCGGGATCCCGTCGACGGCGCTGTCTGGCTCCTGCGCAATACCACGATCGACATCGCTGCTACTTTCCAGCGCCACACCGAGAGCACCTTGTCGCACGACCTCGGCAGGATCCAGCTCGGCTACGCTGCGCCCACGCCCACCACCAGCACCACCCATGCCCATCAGGAACGCACCGGGCAGCACGGCCTGCGTCTCTTCCCACGACAGGTAGTCCATAGGATCCCGCGAGCCGACACCGCTCTGGCGAGCAGCAGCAACTGCAGGCGCTACTGTCTGCGCCGTCTCTATGATTGATTCGCCAGTGCCTGCCACTATGCCGCGACCCACTGCCTGTGCAGCGCGCGTCCTGAGCGGTGTAACGACGCCCTCGATAGCCTCTCTGCCAGCAGCAGCGCCTTCGAGTCCCAGCAGCTTAGCGACACCAAGTTTCTTCAACAGCGGAGCACCGATCTTGGCACCGATCACTGCCTCGCCAGCACCCAGTACCGCGCCGGGAAGCATCGCCGCCTGCGCCGCTTCCGTCGCCATGCGCTCCAGTGCTTTCTCGTGCGAGTCCTTCGGGTTGTCCGTGCGGATCTGCTTGTACTCGTCCATGGCCAGCAGATCGTCGATGGGCATGGACTTCAGAGCGTCGTACGTCGCGTTGTACGCTGTCTCGCCGGCATCGCCTGCAGTTGCACCACCGCCAGCGATCGCGCCGCCCGTGTACGCGCCAGCAGCCGTGCCTGCAGGGCCGCCGAGTGCTGTACCTGCCGCAGCACCAGCACCCACGCCAGCCAGCGTGCCCAGCACGTTGCCACCGAACGTACCAAGGTTGGCACCCAGCGCTTCCGGGTTCTCCCAGAAGTCGTCACGCGAAGCGAGCCGCTGCTTCAACGTCTGGCCTTCGCGCAGCGAGTCTGCTGCATCGGAGAACATGCTGTCCGGTGCGTCGGTGCCGACCATCAAATCAGCCGACTTGGAAATTGATCCGGCAGTGTCGAGCAAGCCAGCGCCTACGTTGCGCCACGTGGTGCCTTCACGATCCAGACCGGCAAGGTTCTCTTCGTACTCGTCGAACGTAGCGCCGCCCCAGCCGGGCGGAATCTTGCCCAGTGGCGCGAGCTTCTTCGCACGGATCATCTCGGACACCGCCATGATGTTCTTGGGCGTGCCCTTGATCCTGCCTAGGGATGTTGCAATGTCGCCAGTGGTTGGATCCACGGCGAGATCGAAGTCGCCCTCTTCGTCGTCATCTGCGACGGGAGCATTGCGTGCGTCGATCTGGGCTGCTAGCGCAGCGCTACGATCCATCTGGCCCTGTGCGTGCTCGGTGGACGCTTGGCTTAGTTGACCGTAATCAACGCCTTTGCGCTTCACCGGTCCGGCAACGAACTCCGGGTTCATGAAGTCTTCTGAGCGGGCCATAGTTGTAACCTCTAATGGTGCAGCGGTTTATTACTTAGCAGCGCGCGGCTTGGCCTTGGACGGCAATACGTATTCCGTCTCTGGGTTGCCAAACTCCTTTTCCAACTCAGCCGTAGTTTGCTGGCTTGCTTTCTTGCGCGCAGCCTCTCCAGCATTACCCTCTGCCTGTTTCAAATCCCGACCCCGGTCGTCGACAATCTCCTGCGCGCGACCGCGTGCTGCCACCAGCCTCTCGCGGAAATCTGCTTCGTCACCGGTCAGCGCCGTCATGCCAGTAGTTGTGGACAAGCCGTGGCGCTTACGCATGCGAGCATCAAACAACTGCAATTTGTCGTCCGCTTCCTCGTAGTCATCCTTGGCTTCCTCAACAGAAGCCATCATGCGCGAGCGCTCCTTCGGACGCTTACCCAGTCCTGCCTGCTTGCGCTCATCCGCGTGGACCGCCTTAGCATCCGCCGCTGCCTTCGCAGCCGCTGCCTCTTCCTCGGTCGGTACCTTTTTCGCCGGACCAACGTCAGCAGTGGACGCAGGCGACTTGGCATCAGGGGCCGATGGCTTCTGCGCTGGCGACGACCCACTGCCGCCTTTCCACTGGGGCGGAAGCTGCACATGCAAGTGCGGACCAGAACCAGTCTTGCCATCAGTCTCGTCGATCACCCTGTAACCTTTGGCTTCCATCGCAGCAGTGAAGGCAGCAATCTCTTCCGGACTCTTGTCCTTGACAGAAAAGTCGCGCGCCGTGCCACGCTCTTCAAGGTGCTGGCTATTCTCCTTGCCACCGACTTTTGCGTTCTCCTCCGCAGTGCGCGTGATGCTGGTCGTCTTGAACCCATGCTCCTTGGCAACATCCTCGTAATCCTGCTGGATCTGCTTGGCGTCAGGTGGCGGCCTGCTATCGCTCGGCCCACGGCGACCAGAAATATCACCGCCCTCACGCCCAAACACTGCTCTCGCAGCCTTCAGGAAGCTCTGCATGTTTGCATCCCTGTTAGACGCATCGTAGGCAGCTGCCTGCGTAAGTATCGCGGCGACGTTGGTTTCCGCCTTTTCGGAAAGGCCAAGAGTTTTAAAATCAGTGGTTTGGCCATTTGGCTTCTGTACGATCATCCTGCCCGGGATACGCTGCTCTTTAGTGAAGTGGTCTGGCCACACCGTATCCGCAGTAGCGATCTCGACCGTTACTGGCTGGCCATTAACGACAATCGCAGACTTGCCGGGGCCAAGTTGGAGGTTCTTGAAGTCGCTGTTGTCGGTACCGCCGCCGCCCTTGCCATCGCTCTTGAGCGCGGCAGTGAGCGCAGTCTCGTACGCCTTCGTCGGGTTCGTGATGTAGTGTTCCCTAAGAGCACCCATCAGCTCAGTGCGCTCTTCCTTGTCGATACCCTGCTGCAGCTCCTTATCGTCCGCGATCGCTTTCGCACGCGCAGCCATGGACTCGTTCATGTAATCCGTTGGATTCTTGCTGTACGCACCGAACGCGCTAACCATTTTCGCGCGCTCTTCCGGCGTGTTGTCCGTAGTCATAGTTTCGCGACCGTCAGCATAAACCCAGTTAAATTGCTTACCGTCTTCGCTCATCTCAATGTGGTCTATGCCTGTCTCCGGCAAATTTGCGAACGCGGTCTTTGTTATGCCAGCAAGACGATCAGGATCTAGCTCTCCAGTCTCGATGTCGCGCATGATGGTGCCAATGTTCTCCAAAGCCAGCTTGTGGCGGAACGTAGCGTTCTTCGCACCAGCTGCTTCCGCACCAGCGCGATCGCCACGCCGGCTCAGCGCCTCTTCATCTGCTCGGTACCCGGGAGCCAGATCCAGCTCACCAGTGATCGTACGCGGAGCAGCAAGCGCTTCCTCGCCAGTACGTGCGGCTCGTGCCTGATCCGCACGGCTAAGGCCGCCCTTGATGTCACCGCGTGCAAGCAGCTCTCGCGAACCACGAGAATGTATGCCTTCGTAGCCCGGTGCATTGACACCAGAGGCACGAGTCGGCAGGGGGCTTGCGGTGGGCGGAGGCATCGCTGGCACGCCCATGGGCGAAGCCTCTTGCGGAGCGATGCCGTTAGCCGCTGCCAAGCCACGGCCGCCACCTACTGGTGCGATTGGTGCAGCACCCAGCGGGCCGCTCTCCGGAGGGACGGGCGGCGCTCCAGCCAGACCTTCGGCAGCGATCGTGTCACGGCCTTCCTGCCGATCAACGCTACCCTGACGCCGCGTCTTGATGCCTTGGATAACGTCGGAGATGTCTAGGCCGCGCCGCTCGGCACGCGCACCGATCTCGGTCAAGCCTTTCTCAAGCTCGTCGTAATACTCCTCCGGGCTAAGACCCCTCGCCTCCAGATCTGATTCAAGTTTGCGCGCTTTCTTGCTGGAGCTACGGCGCACGACTTTATCGCCGAGCGAAGTGCCAGCGTCATATCCTCTTGCGAAGTCATCCCAGATCGAAGGCATTGCCGTTCTCCGTCACGCGTTTTCGCGATGGTACTTCGCGACCATCTTGTCCAATTTCTCGATGCCGATCGCACGCACCACGTCGGCCGGCAACACGTACTCGCCTTCAGCCAGATACGCCGCGATGTCGTCGCGCGACTGGCGTGTTGGGACCGCACCACGCGCACGCATCGGACCACGTGCCTGTCCGCCTTCAGCCGCGTACATCGGCTGTTGCTGATACGGATTTTGCATGGTCTGCTGCGGCTGCAGCATGCCAGTGGTGGTCTTGTTGATCTGGGCAGGCGCTGCCGTCTGCGCTGCTGGCACTGCCGCTGCCGGATCCCTGAACTCCTCGTTCCTGAGCGAAGCCAACGGCGCTGCGTACTGACCAACGCTTGTGTCGCCGCCAGTCCACGAGTTCTCAGGTGCCATTGACGCCAGCATCATTCCCTTGCGCATGCGCTCGCGCATGTTCAACTTAGCCTTGGGAACGCCGCCACCTTCAGCACCGTAAAACGGCTGCTGGCCCTGAGCCTGCTGCCGACCCGGAACAGGCTGCTGGCCCGGAGGCGGCATGCCTGCCATCGGCGACGCACCAGCGCCCGTGCCGTACTGGCCGGGCATCATCCTGCCGCCACCTGCAGGCATTGCTCCAGTGGGCGGCGGCGCATAGCCTCCTGCTGGCGGTGGGATTACCCCCCGTGACATTGGTGGTCGCATGGCCGGCTGCATAGCTGGCTGCTGGGCCGGCGGAGCGACGAAATCGCCTTCTGCATAGTATCTATTCACTTCGCCGCCCTCCGCATAGTTGCGACCGACTGGGCCACCTTCCGCCCACGCACCAGCCGCCATGCCGGCTGCGCCCATGACATTGCTCATCATCTGCTGCTTCTGCTGCTGGCCAGCCTGCCACTGGTTCATTGAGTTCTGGTAGCCCTGATTCATCGTGTTGCCAGCGGCACCAAAGCCGCCCAAGGCTTGGCCGTAGCTGTTGCTACCAAGGCTCGCCCACTGCATCGGAGATCCAGTGAGCTGCGCGATGTTGTTCAGCGCGCCAGAGCGGAAACCCATCGCCTGACCACCGACACCCGCGCCACCTTGGATCGCATTGAGCTGCGCCTGCTGCCCGGCCTGTCCTGCACCGAGCGCGCCTTGGCCAGATTGTCCTGATCCAGCGAATCCGGCAGCGGCTTGCGCTGGCAGGCCCATGCCAAGATTCATGGCATCGGCGCGCATTGCGCGACCTTGGTTCTCGATGCGTTGGCGCTCTTGGTTTGCTGCGGCAGCCTGCTGCGCCGCGCCCATGACATCCTGCGTCTGCAGGAGTGATGCACTGCGCATCTGGCTGGGATCGAGGCCCATACCACGCAACCGCTGGTCAGCGTTCGCACGCGCGGCTTCTGCCTGCCGCTGGGTATCGGCCATTGCTCCGCCGGCTGCTTCCTCGCGCCGGGCCGCAGTATCGTACTCCTGCGCTTCCTTGATGTACTGATCCTGCATCGGCAGGAACGTCTGCTCGTAGCGCTCGCGATCGCGCTTGGCATAGTCCTGCTGCAGATTCATTGCATCGATCTGCGTCTGGCCTACCTGTCGTGCGAACGCCTTGGCTTCCTCGTCGGACTCGAACGCCTTGTTCTGGAACTCGAACAGGCGATCGGCTTGCTGGCGGGCTAGGGCCAGCTCTTCCTTGGCGTTCTCTTGGAAGTACGCGAACTGCTCTCGCGACATGCCCATCTGCTCACGCGCAAGCTCGTTGGCTTCGCGCGAGATCTGCAACTGGGCGTCAGTAATGGGCTGCAGGTTCGGTGGCTTCGGGGGTTTCTGCTTGCTTCCCATGACCTGTGTACTCCCGTGACTTAATTTTCAACCCTGTGCGCCTACCTCTGCTAATGAACGCATGCCGTGTCAGCAGGTAGTGTATGTAGCCCTTTTCGTCCACGCCCAGCGGTCGACCTCCTAGCCGTCTGACCGCGATAATGCTCCCAACGTTGCGAAAATGCACCATGAAGCGTATAAGGCCCTGCTCCTGCAGCCTTTGGCCGATCAGCCCGTAGGTTCTAGCCGTGGCTTCAACGCGCTCTTCCGGGGGCCACGCTACCGACAGATACTCACCAAAAAAGGCGGCTACGCCAGACTTTCCTACTTGGTGGATCTCCGTGTCCGGATCCATCTGAGTCATGGGATCGACCACTTCCCCGTGCCGCGCACCTGATTCAGCGAGCAGTTCGTAAAGGCGCTCCAGTAGGGCTTTCTCGTCCATCAAATCTCTTCCCAGAACCAATCAACATCAGTCTGACTCGTAACTTGGTACCCATTGCTCGTATCCGTAGACACACAAAACAACGTACCGCCCATGCTAAAAGTAGGCGCCGGACCGCCCACAGTTCTTGAAATGTTGACAGTTTTAGCTGCTGGGTTGTCGATTGAAGGCGACCCACCAAATGTAGAAACAAACGACCAGCTATAGGTGAAAGGCCCCGTACCGTTAGTCGGGTTGCACGTAACCGTATCGAATATCGTTCCCGGCTTGTCGCCTGTCTTGTCGCTGCTATCGGGAACATTCACCGCCGTGTGTGGGATATGACGCACGGTGCCAGCCATCTGCAGAAGCCTAATCGGCAAAGCTGTAGGCACCGCATTGTTTGGCGTGGTATTCGGCACGTAAGCACCGCCGCGCAGGAACTGCGACAACTTGGTGGTGGCGGGCGCTAGGAACTCGGCGATCACCTGCGAGAGTTTGGGGGTGGCGGGAACGGTCATGGCGCATCCTCCAACGCTTTCAGCCGCGCCTCGAAGTCGATTATGAGCCTGCCCGGGATCAGTTGGCCTTCCGGGTTGGTCTGCACAACGCCGATGTCAATCAGCTCGCCGACGCGTACCGCGCTCTGCTGCGGATCGCCAACCGTGCGTGTGATCAGGTTCATCGCCATGTTCAGCGAATCCACCGGCTTAATCAGGCTCTGGCCACGCGGAGCTACCAGCGCTGGCTTGGAGATCTTGAAACTCACGGCAGATTCTCCAGACCCTTAGCCGTATCGGCCAGCGTCAGCGAGTACAGCGGTGGCACGCCTTCCACCTCAACCTCCCACTTGGAAGCCTTGTAACCACTGGGCAAGCGATGCGTCTCTTCGTCCGCTATCTTGCCGATCCAGCGCAGGATCCCATCGCCATACACCTTGACCGACAGCGCCGTTGCATCACCAACGGGTTCCCCGGTAGAGGGAGCAACACCAGTCGCCAGCCAGTACGGCGGGCCGTTGATAGACCCAGCGTAGTAGGGCTTGTTCGGATCCGGCAACGGCTCGACCAGAATGTTACGCTTGCCGCCGCCAATCGCCAGCATGTTAAGTGCGTAGCCACCGATGCCTTGCGCTGGCGGGCGCGGGATAGCGCCAGCATTGCCAGTGAACGCTCCGCGCAGTTGGATAGCGCCGAAGTTCAGTGGCTTGGTCTGCAGGAACGGCTTGCTCCTCCACACGTAGACAAGCTGTTGTGTTATGTCACCGTCCCACTCATTCACCAAATCCGCCATTGCGCCGTTGGATATGCTTATCAGCGTCTGGCCAGTCAGCTCGTCAGGATCCACCGACAGCACGTTCTTCGACCGCAGCTCTGTCCAACCCGTAACCGGGTCATCGAAGCCAACAGTGAAGCCCAAGCTCTGGCCTGAAGCCTCGCCATAAAACGCAAGGTACCGATCTTGGTAGATCGACGCCTGAATTGTTTCCGGTGAAAACCGCGCCAACCACTCGTCCTTAGTCACCCACTGGCGAGACACGATCGTGCCCGTGTTCGCGCTGCCATCGATCAGCACTAGGCCATCGGTACTGGCGTACATCACGCCTGCCACCGTGTTTACGATCGAGCGCTTCGACAGGCACGGCTGAATCGATTCCATCTTCATCAGGTACATCGCATCAGGCGATGGACCGACGAGCAGGTAGGGCCTGCCCTCGGTTAGCACCGCAATCGTGTTGCCAAAGGTGCCAAGACCAACGATGTCATCCTCGACAGCGTAGGAGTAATCCTCTGGCCACGCATGCGGTTGGTACGGCACGCTCAGGCGCACCGTGCGACCGACGAAGCCAGCCAAGTAGCCACCTGCGACACCGACCAGTCCCAGCAAGCCATCCACGCCCACCGAAGGCTGCGGAGGCGGTGCCCAGCCAAGCGACTCCAGCGGCGGGTTATCACCCAGATCCGACGCCAACACGTCATCCACGTAGCTCGCCGGGATCGTCGCCAGAGTCCACTCTTTCACCAGACGGTAGTCGACACCGAACAGCGTGGTGATCGTCCGGTAGAGCCGCAGGTGCGATATGTTTGGGTACGCAGCCTCGTGCAGCTCTAGCGTGTCAAGCCCAGTGATTGTCCACGTACCATCTGCGTTGCCGCTCTCCGTTACCGTTTCACTTGGACCGCTCTCTTCACCATAGTTAGTCACTACCGTGGTGAGATACACGCGCGTCGTTGCCGTCGCTGCAGTGCCACCCGTAGCAGTAACAGTGAAAGGATCCTCTGGTGGGTCTATGTCTCCTTCCGGTGCCGGCACGCCCAGCTTGAACGGAGGCTGCATAGCATCAATGCGAGTGCCCGTAGTGATGAAAGCACCATTAGCGTTCGTGTAGTACAGGCGACCCAATGTCTCGTTGAGCAGCGGTGCCTTCACCACGTCCGTGTCGACGTTGAACGCGAGGTAGCGCTCCAGACCAAGGTGCCGGTAGTGGTACACCGTCCTCGTTGTGCCCGGCGCAGTGGCAAGCGTGTCCAGCACTAGCATCCGGTTCCATGAGCGCAGCTCGCCAGAAAACAGCTTCGCATTCAGTGCATCCTGCGCAGCGTTATCCGGCAAACCACGCGTAGCCAGCCGTGGGATGATGCCGCCGAACATGGACACGCGGATGGCAGCGCCCATGACTCAAGCCTCGGGAACGGCTTCGGCAGCGGCGGCGGCCGGTGGTTCCGGGCGCATCGGCGACACCGACGCAACGGGACCGCTGGTGATCGCGTTGTGCAGCATGTGCAGCGCGTTTGTGAGATTCACGAACGCCGGCACCTCGATGCCTTTCAGGTCGACGCGCTTCAGGAACTCAAGATTGGTTTCGATCAATTCACGGGTAAGCATGGTTGCACCTCAAGGTCTAGAGCCGCTTCGAGGCGGCGGAGCCGGGCAGCGATGCCCGGGATTGTTGCTAGTGCAAGACCCGCCTTGTCGAGCGACAGGTAGCCATTCGGACTCTTGGCCACAAACTCAGGCGCGTACTCCTGCACTTCCTGCGCCACCGGGCCACGCCCGGCCGCATCAGAGCCTTTCCAGATCCAGCTCCACAACTGGATCTGATCCGCAAGGTCTTCGCGGAACTGCAGCCTGCCTAGGCTGTCCTTCAACTCCCGATCGGAGGTAGCTTGGAAATCGATGGCGGTGAACAAACCAGCCGCATTGATTGCTGCTTCGTTGGTGGCAACAGCATTGCCCTTCGGGCGGAAATAAATAGCACCATCACCAGTAGGCGAGAGGATAAGGACCGGCGTGCTGGACAGCACATTCTGATTCACGATCATACTAGCAACCGTGACGTTACCACTGAAGTTTCCAGTAGTGCCCGACAGCGGAACACCAACGCCAAAGCCAGCAGAGCTAAGCTGCATAGCCGCTGAGCGCGCCGCACCAACATACCAAGTGTGAGAGCCAGACGCGCCGGTCGCAGAGAACGCCAATCCACCGTTGGCATTGGAGTTCTCAATGAAGAACTTGCCAGTGAACTGAGCAATGCCGTTGTACAACGGGGAAGCATCGGCAAGGCTGGTGCCAAGGCTGGTGCCGGACTGGAGCTTGAACCCAAACGACGATCCAACGCCATCAGCAGTGTTGATAAAAGGCATCTGCCGCCCAGCAGACGCAAACGCACCAGTGATGGAGAGCGGAACTACATCCGCGCCCATCGCAAGTATTACAGCGCCAGTAAACGTGTCGCCTGTTTTGTTCGCCTTCAGCGCCACGTCCGCGTCGAGCGCCACCAAATCTGGGATCACCGCGATGTCCAGCTTACCGCCAACCAACAACGGGATGTTTACCGGGATCTGCGCTTGCGTCAGGTGCGTCGTCGAGTCGAGCGTGGCAAGGCCGCTGGCCTGAGCAAAAACGGTGCGGTAGTCCAGCTCTTGCAGCATCACTGCTACAAGGCGCATCTCCATGACCGAGCCTGCGCTGAAGGAAGTCGGCGTAGTACCGTCCTGAGCGCGCGTCACTGTCAGCGTGTCGCCTGTTCTGGCTGTTACTTTTACAATCTCCACCACGCCCGTCGTGGCATGCACGATGGTGGCGTAGTAGTAATTGCCGAACGTAGGCGCGGGGAACGCCGCACCCTGTCCAGCCTGCAGGTGAACCAACGTCTCTGAAGAGCCGAGAGTTACATCAAGCAAGCCGGCAACGTTATTGGCATAAATCGGACCGGCCATGGCTATGCTCCAAACTTTCGAGCAGCGATGAATGTGCTCTGGTTGGGTTGGCCGCCATCGCGCAGCGAACCGCGCAACGTACGGATCTCGCCCGCGAATATGCGCCCGGCCTGTGCCGCCGCCTGTTGCTGGGTCCACGGCTTACCGGGCATGCCGTACATCAATGCCAACACGCCAGCACAAATCGCTTCAGCGTGATGACGCAATATGTAGTCAGGGAAATGCGTGCTGGTCTGCAGCAACGTCACGACACCTTCCGCGCGCAACGAGTACACGTCGTTGGGTGCTGGATGTATCGTCAAGTAGTCGAGCGCGGTGGTGTACCAGCCTTCCGGCCTGCCCGGGTCGCGAATGACGCGACGCTCCTCCGGCACGGGTGGCAGCTGGCGGTACTGGTCGTTCTCCAGCAGCCACACACCGATGATCGACGATACCTCGCCATTTGACGGAATCAGGTGGTACGTCGGTGCCTGTGCTGCGGCCGTGTCCCACTCGAAAATCTCACGATTGATGGTGGTCCGCCGCATGAACTCGCGCAGGGCCTTGCGGATCTGCGCGTCGATCAGCGGCGTCTCGGCACCGGGCAGGTACGGAAGCACCTGATCGTACAAGTCACTGAAAGGCACGAGCACTGGGACTGCCATGGCTACATCCCCGATACGAGTTTCTTGGTGTAGGACTCCTTCAGTGTCATAGCGCGGCCGTCTACGGCGAACTCGTCGTCGCGCAGCTCAGCGTTGCCGGCAATGAAGTAGCACGCGCCATTGAACAACTGGGAAGGAAGCGGGAACGGATCACCCAGTGCGACCGTATCTACCATCGAAGCGTACTGCCCTATGAATAGATCCGGTCGAACCGAGCGCGCCTGATCAATGGCGTCGATCATGTAGCCCAGCAGTTCCTCCACTGGATACCGCGTGCCGCTAGTTCCCGGCGGCGATCCGGTTGGCGGATCGTCCTGCAGCAGCTCTTGCACGCGGAGAATGGCATCTAGGACAGTGCGGGCCATGGGTCACCTCACATCGACCGCGACATCACGGGAGCCGGGGCCGGCGGAATGTTGACGACTGGATCCTCTTCCGCCAACTCGATCGTGTGCGGCAGGGCGGCGGCGGGCGGAGCGTCCGTCTCATCTGCGGACAAGTCGATCGCCTCGATCTTGATCGTATCGATGCCTGCCTTGTACTTGGCAACTTCGTCGCGCGACGCGGGACGCCAGTCTTCAGGATGCTCGTCTTCCCAGCCAGACGGCGAACTCATGGCGGGGTAAATCACATGGTTACTCAAGCTCACGTAGTGCGTGTGCTTAGCTGGTTGCGGTGCCTGTACGGTTCTCTGTCCAGTGGCCATGGTCGTCTCCTAGAAAAATCCCTGCCAGCGGCTTGCTGGCAGGGAATAGGCTACCACGCATGCGGTTCAGCCCTTGACTACCACGCCTTCAGCCATCTGCTCCGGATAAAACACCTTCCGGCCATAGACCATCAGGCCGCGCATCAGATCGCCGAAGGTGGACTCGGCACGCAGGCTTTCGGTCTTGGTGAGCTGGGTCGCGAACGACAGCGCTTTCGGGTGGATCGCGAACACGTAGTGCGCAGCACCAGTCTTGGGCAGCAGGTTCGAGACATACAGCTCGAAGCGATCGATCATGCCAATGCGGCCGTTGCGGGCGATTGATACGCTGTCGCCGGTCAGGCTCGCATCTTTCAGATCGGACTTCTTGATCTGGCCTGCCATCCACGCCGGGATCACCAGCTTGCGGCCAGTCTCCGGAACGTTCGTCTCGTCGAGCACCGTGCCCATATCGATGATGTAATCAATGACGGTGGTCTTCGAGATCGTGACCGGGGTACCGGCGATGCCGAGGTTGATGTTCGCCGACAGCTTGCCAGCAGTGGCACCGCGATTGGTAACGGCGGTGGCCTTGCCGACGAGGTACGCCAGCACGTCAGTGTCAACGACGATCTTCAACCGCTCCGAGGCGTTCTCAGCCCACTTCGGCAGCATGTTGAGCAGCGCCTGCACGTTGGCAACGTCATCGAGCTGGAACGCCCAATACTTGCCTTGGTCGATCAGCATTGTCTCGATGATTGCCGCCGGGCGCTCGTACACGAGATTGTCGCCCATGCGGTAGTTGTTGATCGTGATGTCGGGGATGCCGTTTACGATAATGGTATCGCCCATGTTCTTGATCTCGCCCTCGTAGTCCGTGTTCGAGATCGCGGTCAGGACTGTTGCGTCGTAAAAACGCTCCAGCAGTTTCTTCGACCACAGCTGCGGAATGAGCTTCCCAGAGTAGTCGGGGTGTGCCGGCGGGGTGGGGCCGGGGGTTAGCGGAAAAACGGCCATGGCAGGACTCCTAGTCGGTCAGTCACGTTAGGGAAACTCGGCCTTCGAGCATGGCTTGGTGGTACTGCTTCTCCAAGCGATCGAAGTCCACTTGTGACATCCGTCCCTTCACCTTGTCGTCGTACAACTTGTCGATGTCGGCTTGAGTCCAGATCGGACCTTGGCCGGGCGTTGACGGTGGGGCTGCGGGGGCGGTGGTTGCCGGTGCGGCCAGCTCGTGGGGGTCAATCCGACCCGACGGCTTCGGCGGCGTAGGAGTGGACGGTGCCGGCGCGGCCGGGGAATCCACTACGAGTTCCGGTTTGTACACTCTGAAGATCTCTACAACTCGGCCTACATCTCGCTGCTGGTGGGCGTGAGCGAGGAGGTTGTAGTACGTCTCGCCAGAGAGCTTATCCTGATTTTTCAGCCAGTCAACAAACTCCCGGGTGTCGTTCACCTTCTCCCAGTCGGGGATCTTGCCGTCGAGGGCGCTGAAATAGCGCTCGTCCGCCGTTTGAGTGGCGAACTGCTGCGCAGTCTCGGCCTGCTTGGAAGCCGTGCCCAGCCGCGTTTCGAGAGCGTTGATGCGCAAAGCCATGCGCTCGAACGGGCCGCCCAGCTCCTGTCGAATCACCCGCTGGATCAGGCCGATCAGATCCTCGCCGTACTCCTCTTGGTCTTTCTCGGTAACGAACTTCGGAGCTTCCGGCGGGGTCGCGGCAGGAGCACCGGGGCGATTGGCTTGCAGCTCCACGATTGAGCGCTGCATCTCGCGCATCTGGTCGGCCTGCGCTTGCAGTCGTCCATTCTGGGCGGAGATGAAGTCGCGCGATCGCCGCAGCTCTTCGGCAAGATCCACTGGTACGGCGGAAGGAGCCGGCGGCGCTGGAGCAGGTGGCACACCGCCGCCTTCGACGAGGCTCAGTGCGGGGGAAGCGGGTTCAGCAGCGGCAGCGGCAGCGGCAAGCTCGGCAAGTTGTGCATCGGCTTGAGCAGCTTCAGCCGCCACACGGGCGGGGATCTGGCTCATTTGGGTTGCTCCTTGTTGACCATCTCAAGAACATCTCGCAGCGCCGCAGCCCGACCTTGCGTCGAGGGCATTGTCGCGAGATCACTGGACACTAGTGACTCTTTCAGGTGTTCGTAATCGGCTTGCATGAACTTCACAAACAGTTGGAAATCATAGTTCGACCTCAGACGATGTAAACCGTCGTACAGACGTTGGTCAGGTTTCGGCTTCATTCATCACCCTTGCGGCGGAGGCGGGGGGCCACCCTGCGGCGGGCCGCCACCGGGACCGGGAGCTGGGCCGGGCGGAACGACCGGGGTATTGCCGCCACCTGCAGCCGGGGTAACGCCGCCGGGCGGGCCGGCAGGCTGCTGCCCAGCACCCGCCATCTGCGTCATGGTCTGCTGGATCATCATCTGGCTGATCTGGTCGGCCTGCTGCTGGCTCAGCGCCATCGAATCAGCGGTAGGCATACCGAGATCCCGCGCCACTTCCTTCAGGATGTTGAACCGTCCTTCAACGCCAACCAGCTGCTGGTCGATCGGGTTGTTGGTGATCTGCAAGAACTCCAGCCGGCGCATGCGCAGGGTTTCGCGCTGCATCAGCTCGACCGCGCCGCGTGCGATCACGGAGATGTCGCCCTCCATCACCACGTCTGGGCGCGTGAGCGCAAGGTACACGTTCAGATCCTCGACAACTTGCTCGATCACGTTCTGGTCGATCGACGACACCGTTTGCTTGATGGTGCGGTTCGACGCTTCCATGAGCATCGACAGGCCAGAAGCCGTGCGCCCGGCACCACCAGCACCCATGCCGGATCCCTGCATGTAGCGCGGGATCGTCGAGATCTCGTCGGCCATGGTCAGCATCTGGTTGTAGACGGTCAGCAGCTCCTGCACGTTGGCTGTCGGCTGGAAGAACTTCATCGGCTCTTCAGTGCTGCCTGCCGTCATGCGATCGGTAAAGCGGAAGATCTTCCACGGCCACAACTTGTCAGCGTTGGGGTCGTTCTCCGCGAGGCGATCCTCGTTCATCCATCCCATGGGGCCGGACGCGATCGCGAGGTTGTTGACCATCGCGCGCAACGCCGCATTGCCCACGCTCTGTATGTCGTCGATCAGGTCGGGGATCGCATTGCCATAGCAGCTACCCGGCACGCGCTCGAACGAGTCGCCATAGAACGGCAGGCGTCCAGTCGGGTGCGGGTTCATGGTCACGCCGATCACTTCGCCGCCGATCAGGTAGGCGAAGACGTTGATGTCCTTGCCTTCGTCGGGGACTTTGCCCTCGTCCACGCCCCAGTCGCGCAGCATCTTGCCGCTCACGGATCCATAGAACGACAGCATCGGCATCGGCCGCTCGTTGCCTTCACCACCGTAGATCGGCGCGATCTGCGACTCGCGCTGCTCCAGCACCGCGCGCTCCGTCTCGTTGTAGTCGTACCACTCCGCGCTCTTGTGGTTCCAGTTCGCCAGCACGCGGTCGATCACCTCCGTGCTGTAGTTGGGCAGGCCGCGCAGCGATTGCACAGCGCTGCGGCTCACGCGCTCGCGATGGACTATGTACCCGTCCTGCATGCCTTGCGACCACGGAGCAAAGTACACATCAAATGGGCTGCAGCGCTCCCACACTGGCACCGGTTTCATCTCGGTTGATGGAATGCCTTTCTTCCACACCAGCACGTTCTTCATCCGCACAACCGGACCTTTGATCACGCCGAACGGGAAGGTGGCGATGTCGCCAAGGAACGCCCAGAGGGCTTCGTAGAAATTGCCTTCCCACAGCACGTCGTCGATGACGGCAGTGCGCGTCTGCAGCGCGGTGTCGGCGGCTTTCTTGCGCATCTGCAGCAGCTCGTCCTTCAACTCCGCAGCGCGGTTCTTCAGCGCAGCAATCTCCGGAGTGGTGCCGGCGGCCATCAGCTCGGCCGCTTCTGCCTGCAACACAGCCTTAACGGCTTCCTGCAGGGACGTGCCGGCCAGATCTGGTTCAGGGGTTGGGCTGAGCGCCCATGGCCGCTCGGTAGCGGTGTAGATCTCACGGAGGAGGGCAGCGCAGGCCCTGACTTTGCTGGCGGTGATCCGCGCGTAAACCTCGCTGCCACCGAATTGTCGAATGTCCCTGAGTGTTGCTGAATCATATTCCCCGCGCAGCGCTCGCATTGCTGCCATCATTCGGTCGTCGACGAGGAGGTTGCGGCGGTTGTCGGCGGCTCCCCGGTAGCAGCTCTGGATGTACCCGGCTAGGCCGGTCAGCACCAGCTGCAGGTTGCCGGCAGCTTGGGCGGGGGGGATGTCCATGGCGTTAGAACCGAAACTGGACTGCGCCGGCTGCGGGGGGGCCTGCGGGCCGAAGTCGACTCGAAGTAGCGGGCTGGCGGCCATGGGGGTACTCCGGCGGGGCGGTTTCGCGGTAGGCTACCACGAACTTGACAAACGGGTGTCGCCGTGCCTGCCCACCAGCTCTCCCCTACCGACGTTGGGATCACCATGACCTTCATGCGTCAGCGCGCTTCCCGGCTCGCTTTCGACATCGTTCTGGGGCTGGAAGACGCCAGCAAACTCGCGATCGACTTTGGCCTGACCGAGATCCAGTGGGACGTTCTGCGGGTATGGCCCTCCTTCGTCCAGATGGTTCGATCCGCGCAGGAGGAGCTGACCGGCTACTCAGGCACGGCGGTCAAGGCCCAACGACAGGCAGCGCTGGTCATGGCCGAGGTGGGCGTCATGACGCTCTCGGAAATCATGTTGAACAAGTCCGCCACCAACGGAGATCGACTCGACGCCATGAAGCAGATCACAGAACTCTCAGGCATCACCTCGAAGGCCGCTGCCAAGAGCGGCAGCCTGCCAGTCGCCGAAGGCAGTGGCGGCACGGTCGGTGGACCGCTGATCGCTATCCACATGCCGGATCCTGCCAAGGTCACCGTGAAGGAAGCGCCCTGCCTGCCAGAGAACGTGATCGAATCCGCGAGCAAGCCACGAGTCGTGTAATATCCACCCGGGCGTCCTGCCCACTGCCGAGGAGAACAAAATGGCTACTCCCCCGAAGCGCAGCGTATTGCAGCGCATGCGTGAGCGCACCGATGACGTAGACGCAGCGGTTGATGCAATGTCAGCCGGCAACGCACCACCGAAGAT